CCGTGCTGTTGTCGGACTCCACGAGCCGATTCTGGAGGTGCTGGGAACCAATACGGTTTCCGGTATTCCCCCGAGTCCACAAGTGGCGTACGCTCCCCGCGTTTTTGCGGAGTTCGTACTTCCCGAGCGCACTACTCTGCAGAACCGTAAGGATCTGCGGAAGATGATCGCCAACCTTCTCGCCGAAGCGCAAATGACCGCGCTTGTCGAAACGTTGGTTAAGCCCTTTTAACCAGGGCTCTTTTCATCAGCGCCTTGCCCGGCGGATAGTTTTATTTATCCGCTGGGCTTGCAACATTAGGAGTTCGAAATGACGAGTAGGCACAGTGATGTGCTCAAGCGAGTTGTTCTCGCTGTCTGCGAATCAATTGACTCTCCGAGGGCTCTTTCGACATGGTTGTGTATGAAATACAACCAGGCAGAATTGTTGAACCTTCTGCCCGTCGATCCTGCAGACAACAACTCTCATGAGTTTCTTCTATCTTACTTCTTGTCCGAGTACCTTTCTAAGTACAAGGGTTTGAAGTCGGGTATTAAAACTCGTGAGGTTGCGCTCGGAAGATGGATATCTTCCGAACAGCAATGCTTTGAGACGAATAAGAAATTCCGAGAATATGTGAGACGGCCATTTGATGGCCGCGCTGAAACTGTCCTATTCAGGACGCAGCGTTTAATCTCAATGATTCTTGGGCCCTTAAATGTCTCTAATGTCCTCGCTGACTGCAAGTTGGGACCTGGAGCCACTTTCGACTTGCGTCGAGGTGATGCTACTCCAGACCAAAAATACTCTCGAGCTATTTCGGTTACAGCCTCTGCTCTACCTTACTTCAAGGCAGTCCTAGAGGCGGATCCGCATTGGTGTTACTGTTTTCTTCAGGTTTTGCCTGAAGGTCCAGTTTCACTATTGCCCCAAGCACGTTGTTTTCAACTTGTCAGGGGCTCGCGGTTCCTTACTGTACCGAAATCTGCGAAAACCGATCGTTGCATTGCTGCGGAACCTACTGGAAATCAATTCCTCCAGCAAGGCGTTCACAGCTTTATGCGCCGTCGACTTCGCAGGTATGGTGTCGATCTCTCTAATCAAGAGTTGAACCAGAGGGCAGCACGGAGTGCTTACCTTTCTGGCTATTCCACGCTAGATCTTAGCGCGGCATCTGACACCATTTCTCGTGAACTTGTGTACCATTTGCTACCTCTAGATTGGGCAATGTTCCTCGATTCACTCCGCAGCCAAGAAACTCTGGTTGACGGAGAATGGATCCGAACTGAAAAGTTCGCTTCCATGGGGAACGCTTTTTGCTTCGAACTAGAGACCCT